CCAGCGCCTGGTACTTGACCGGGTCACCCTTTAGCCCGTTCATCGCCGCCCGCGCCTGATCCTTGGTCATGCCGCGATGCTGCCCGTCGCTGGTTACAAACCCGGCCTCGACCTTGCTCTCGCCTACCAGATGAGCCAGCGCCAGCATCTCGCGCGTGCCGATCGCCCGCTCGAGCGCGTCGATCTTGTCGTCGGTCAGCTTCAACGCTTGGCGCACATGATTGAACCCGCGCATCGCGAGGTCATGAAAGGCCGGCCACTTCTCGCCCATCTCAGCCTTCATGCGCTCGGCCGCCTGCTCGCTTGCCTGCACATAGGCCTCATGCTGCTGCGCCTGTTGCGCCTCGGCCTGCGCCGTCACGTGGCCGACCAGCTTGGCCGCCTGGTCGTTCGACAGGCCCAGTTGATGGAACACCCCGCCCCATTGCTGCAGGGCTTCAGGCTTCATGGCCTTGCCGGCATCGCCAAGATCATACTTGTCGGCCGCTTCCGGCACGCCCATCGCCGCCCGGATCTTGGCCCAACCGGCCTGATCCTCGGCCTTGGGCGGCTCAAATTGCCGGGACGACAACGCACGCTCGGCATTGATGTAGGCCTCGGCCAATGCCGCCGGGCCCTTGAAGCCCTTTGTCTGCACGTAAGAGGCGATCTCCGGCTTGGCGTCGCTGCCCAGCCAGGACGTGTCGACCGCCGGCGCGGCGCTGCCGGTCTCGCCTGTCGCTGCTGCCGACGCGGTTGTGTCAGTCATCGTCACGCATCATCTCCATCACTTGGGTCTCGTTGAAGTTCAGCAACCGCAGGATCCGGTTCACCGTCTCGCGCCGGGCTGCCAGGATCAGCGTCCGGTCGTGGTCGCCGGGCACGTAGCCAACATCGAAATACCGCGCCGATCGCATCAGGCTGCGCAGGATCACCCGCCCGTCTGCGTGCAGCTGGTTACGGTCATCCAGCAACGCGCGCCGCCAAGCGTTTGCCTCGCGGCTCTTGCCAGAGAGGAACTCGCGCAGCCGCTCGAGCTTGTCGCTCATCAGGCCCCGCGTGCGATGGCCCCGGCCTCGGCCACATTCTTGACAGCGGCCGAAAGATCAGGGGCGGCTGCTGCCGCCTGTTGTGCAGCCTGCGCCTGCGCGCGTGCCTGGCGTTGGGCTGCCATCGTGTCGCGGTTGGCGAGGATCTTCTCGGGAACGCCCATCACGCGGGCGCGGTGGCGCGCCAGCTCGTCGGTGTCCACGTTGTCGACAATGTCAGGCGCCAGCTGCACCAGCGGCGCGATACCCTGTAGCCACACGTCCACGGCCTGCACCTCTTCGATCTTCTGCAGCCGGTTAAGCGGGCTGTCGTACTCGATCCGGTACTCGCCTTGCGCCTCGATAAGCGCGTCGGGCATCGGGGGCAGCATGTTCTGCCGGGCAAGGATGTCGATCTCCCGATCGATCAGCCGGCCCAGGAACTCGGACTGTGCCCGGCCAACCGTGGGTGCAATCAGCTGCCCCTTTTCCTGCATCCGCGCGCGCACTTCTGTGGCCGTCATCTGCGGCGCATCGACCAGGATCTGGAACAGGTTGATGAGCGCCGCGTCGTTGATGGTCGACTGCATGGCGCGCAGCATCTCCAACCCAATATCGATCCGTGCGCCCGTCACCAGCGGCTGGATCAAAGGCCGGCCGTCTTCGTTGATGCCGTAGTAATTGAGCCCGCCCGGTGTCAGATCCGGCGTCATGCCCTTGCCGTGCGTGCCAACGGACAGCCCACCGTCGTCGTGCAATAGCAGCGGCGGATTGACCACTTTCTCGGCGCCCTTGATGATCGCCTTGCGCGCGGCGTTCAGCATCTTGATTTCGGGCAGCACCTGGCAGGCCCAGCCCCGGCCGTACCACTCGCCGGGCGAGATCTGGTAGCGGTAGACGGGAATCGGCCATGAGGCATAGCCGCCCTGCCGCAGCATCGTGCGCGGCTCGAGCGCAATCTCGTAACTCAGAAAGCGCCACGGATTGCGCGGGATCACGTCAGGGTTCGGCTTGATGCAATGCAGGAACTTGAACTTCCGCAGCGGATTGCGATCGGCCTCGGCGACGATCTGGCCCGGCAAGGCCTCGCCGTAACGCTGCACGGCCGCGCGGGCCGTCAGCTCGAACTGCCGGTGAACCGTGTCGACCAGCCCCCATGCGTCGACGGCAAAGTACAGCTCGTTCAGGGGGACGGAGCGATAACGCAAACCACCGCCGACCCTGTCCTCGACGAACAAGGCCGCGTTGCCAAACACGCCGCCCGAAAGGTAGACGTCATGCACCTGGCCGGCAAAGTCGGCGCCGGGCGAATAGCGCTCGCGAAACAGGATCTCCTCGACCCGGTCGAAATACTCGCGCACCTCGTCGTCGTCGTTCAGGTCGGTGATCGAGGCCGTGATCCGGTGCCACTTGCTTGCCCGCGGTGTCATCAGGCTGTCGATCGCCGAGGCATGGCGCTCGGCTGCGATCATGGCCGTTGAGTCGTATTGCTTCTGCGTGCGCTTCTCGCCCTGCGTGACCTGCTGGTTCTGAAACCAGCCATGGTCGGGCAGCACCCGATCGGCAACCTCTTGCCACAGCAAATTGAAGTTGGAGCGCTCGGCCTCGAGCTGCGCGTGATGCCGCAGGATGTCTTCGAGGCTTTGCATGGCCTCAGGCCCTGACTGACGTCAGAGTTGCGTAGATCGCCGTCGGGCTGCCGCTGGCGACCGCCGCGCGCACCTCGCTGCCGTCTGCCAAGACGACGTCGGTAAACCCGTTGGCGCTGGCCGCGGTTGCTACCGCAATCCAGGTGCCGTTGGGGCCCTTGGCTTGCAGGGCCACCGTGCCGCCGGAAAAAGTCGCCTCGACTGCAAAAATGTACCGGCCACCAACCGCCTGAAACGCATTCCCGGTGGCAGACGCATTGACGAGCAGATCCAATCGCTGAGCCATTAACCGCTACCTGTCAGGCTCGGCGCGCCGAGCGTTGGCGATGCCGCCACGCCCTGCGGCGAGGTCAGCAAAGTCGCAGCGCGGCCGCGACGTTGAAGCATTTTCGATTGACGCTCAGCCGCCAGCCGCGATTCGTCGCGGGTTGCTGGTCGCGGCATGTCGATCTTTGGGGGCGAACTGAGCAGCTGCGCGCCGGCCCCAGCCAGCGACGCACCGGCACTGAGCGCTTCAAGCGCTGTCAATCCGGCGCCCGCTGCTCCTGCAGTACTTGAGCCCACAGCCGCAGACTGAGCCGCTGCATTCAACAATGCAATCTCGCCGGCGCTTGCCAAACCTGCAGCACCTGCAGCGCCGGTGGCTGCAGCCGTGCCAGCCGCTGCGGTTCCTGCGGCGGCTGTACCGGCTGCGGTTGCTGCCGTCGTGCCGGCAGCCGCCGTGCCAGCGGTCGTCAGGCCCGTGTAAAGCGATGCGAGAAGGGTTTCGATTCCGCTCATGCTGCTGCGCATATCCCCCTTGTGACTCGCGCTTAATCCATCCTTGCGGTTGTGGGACGGCGCCCATCGTCAATGTAGCGCGGCACGCCCATCACCCACTCGACCTCAGCCGGCCGTGCCGTGTAGGCGCCGTACCGAAACGCATCGGCACCATGGCTCGTCCAGTCGTGCAGCGGCCGGTTCGCGAACGCCTTCAGCTTGTCGCTCCACTCGCGCCTGTACTGCCGCAGGGCCTCGACGCCGCGGGCGCAGCGGGTGCGGTCAAACCAGCAGCGCGGCAGGATTGCACGCACCTGGTTGATCCCGTCCTCGACGTCATGCTGCCGGCACACCTTGCCCTTGATGCCGAGTCCGGCCAAAAAAGCCCAGCGGCTCTTGCCGGTCGACAGCTCTCGAACCTCCACGTCATGCGGCAACACGTGCTGGCCGTACACGTACTCGCGATCTTTGAGCACGCGCGCGTAGTGCTCGAGGCCGACGCCGGAGTTTTCATAATAGTCGATGAGCCGGATCTCGCGGCCGATCAGTTGCGCAAACCAGATCGCCGTCGAGTCGTCGATGCCGAGATCCCACCAGGTGTGAACCGGCACGCCTGGCTCCCAGGCAACGTTGCCGATGCGCCCATCCTGCTCGGCGCGCTCGATCAGCTTGCCGTAGTACGAGCCCAAGACAGCCGAGTCGAACGAGCACTCGAACTCCTGATTGTATTGATCCTCGCTCATGGCCGCGCGCGCGTCGGCCAGCTCCTGCGCGTCGACCAGGCCGGAGGTCGATGCACGCAGCATCAGGCAAAACCATTCGTCGGGCTTGCTCGTCGCCTGATCCCAGATCGTCTGAAAGTGATTGCGGCCCTTGGGCGTGCCGATGAAAATCGCCCAGCCGCGCCGATCGGCCAATGCCGGGCGGATGACTTCGACCCACGCCCGCGGATCCATATCCCCGAACTCATCCAGCACCACGCCGTCAAGATAAATCCCGCGCAACCGCTCGTAATTGTCGGCGCCGTAAAGCCGCACGCGCGCGCCGTTCGGCAGGTCAACGCGCAGCTCCTGCTCGTGGATTGTCACGCCAGGCACGGGCCCGGCAAAGCGCTTGAGGTACGTCCACGCCACATCCTTCGCCTGGGCAAAGTAAGGCGCAATGTAGGCATAGCGTCCCTCCGGCCGATCGCACCGCAGCGCCGCGTCGATCAGGTCGTTGACGCACGCAACCGTCTTGCCGGCGCGCCGATGCGCCACGATCACGCCCCAGCGTTGCGTGCGCAGGTGGAGCGGCTCGAATTGGGGCCGGGCTTCATAGCCCGTTTCAATCACCCGCACGACGCACCCCGGTCACAATGAGCGGGATCGCCCCGCCCTCGCCCGCGCCTTGCAAGTCGATCGCTTGCAGGTCGGGCAGAGCTTTCTTGAGAAGGATCTGCGCCGCCTGGATCTGCGTCGGCGTCAATTCGCTCTAGCCAAACACATGATTTTGCAGCGAGTTTAGCAACTGACTGACTTTAATTTTCAGCCGTGTCTCGTCGTCGTGCCTGATTTTCCTGATGCGAGCTGCCATCGTCTACCCCTCCACGATCCTGATCGTGCGCCGGTTGCGCCCGATGCGCTGCACCTCGATCCGGCCCAAGATCTCCAGCGCCCGCACGATGACCGTGCCGGCTTCGGGTTTCCGACTGCGCAATCCGCGCACGCGGTCGTGCGGCTGGTAGCGCTGCTCGCCCATGCCGATCGCGATTGCCAGCTGGTAGTTCGTCGGCGCCGGCCAGCCGCGATCAGCGTGGAGCCGGATCAACGCAAAGCCCCGCGCCAGGCGCTCGGCTGTCACGGCGACGGTCATGTGCCCTGCCCTCGCGCCTTGATCGCCCGCACGGATCTTGATTGCAGCAGCGCCTCGCTCGCCCCTGCCTGGCTGGTAGGGCGAACCTCGCGGGCTGGCCCGTCATCGACCAGCAACCGATCGAACCCGGCCTGCTGCTTCCAGCGCTTCAGCTGCTCGGCACGATGCGCCTGCTCCTGCTCGATCGTGCGCCCTTCGCGGCAGAAGGTCTTGCCCTCGTCGCGGAAATGCGGCAGTCCCGGCTGCGGCGTGTCCTGCTGCACGTGCTCGATGAAGTTGGCGATCGTGGGCCAAAACTGTGACTTGCGGATGTGCTCGCCCAGCGCCGCATTCAGGCGATCCGGCCTGTAGGTTCGCAGCGAGGCGTGCCACTCGGCGGCCAGCAAGCGCATGTCGGCGCCCTTGCGCTCGCCGTAATTCGCCAGGCAGCGAGCGATCAGGCGCGAGATGTCACCCATCGATGACCGTTCGGGACAGCCCGTGCCGGGCGATGTCTGCAAGTTGTTCGAGTTGTGATTTGCCGCCAGCTCGTTGCCCATTGTGAGATCCTTTCGCGGTGAGGCACCAGTTCAGCCAGGTACGTTTCCAGTCGAGTTTTGTGGCTGACCCGCCAGCCTTGCTGGCCCAGTAGTTCGCAAATTTCATGGCCTCCGAGCGCAAGTCGATCGGCGGCAGGCGCGCTTCATCGCGATAGGCCTCGCCCTCGGCCAGCCAGTCGTCAGGCACCACCGCGTCAGCCGGCCAGCGACTGCCCCTGGTGCCCTTCATCGAAGATTTTTTTTCAACAGGGGGAGGATCTTGCTGGGGGTCGCGAACTTGTTCGCGCGCTCCAGCTCCATGATCCATATCCATATCCTGATCCATGATCCTAGATCCAAGATCAGCAGCGAGGGGCGCACGAGGCTTCGTCGAGGGTTCGTCGAGGACTCGCGAGGCCTCGTCGAGTGATGGCAATCGCGACGGTGTCGGGCGGTCAATTTTCTGGTGTTTCAGCCAATTATTGACGACCAGGTATGTCGAGCCGTCGACCTCGTAACGCGTGATGAGACGCTCGCGCGCCAATTCACACAGCCATCCGTCAATCAGTCCTCGCGCGTCGTCGTCGAAGGGGAACAGAGCGCTCGCGAGCCCTCGCGAGGATGCGCGAGCCCTCCCCTCATCATCGACGAGCGTCCAGATCTGGACGAACAGCAGGCGGGCGTCGCGTGACAGCCTGCCAATGCTTTCCGACTGGGTGAACTCGGGTTTGATGCTCCTGATCCGTGCCACTAGGTCACCTCCCCGATCTTTCGGAAACTGTCGCGCGGCCAGAAAATCATGCCGCCCTTTTTCGGGTTGTCGCCCGCCCATACGCGGCCGTCCTGATCCTGCCCGATCTTGCGCGCGAGCAGCTCGCCGCTGGATTGCTCGTAGATCACCAGCTCGACCTCGGCGCCGGTCACCTCGGCCAGCGCCTGGAACTCACGAAACAGGCTCAGGTTGATGCCGTGTTCGAGGGTGTTCGAGATCCGGTGCAGCGTAGGCGCGGCCTTGGCCTTTACCTCGACCCACCGCTGCGCCGCCCGATCGGCATCGGGGTCGATCACATAGGCCGCAAAGGCACTGTCCGCGCCGTAGCTCGGCAGCACTTCAAACCCTCGCGCCGTAAACCACTCCTGCACCGCCTGGCTCATAGGATCTCGACCTCAATGTTGTAGATCGCGCGCATCAACCGCGCCTTGAGCTTGAACTCCGGCGTCAGCACCCCCTTGCTGTCCGCCACGATCCGCTTGCCGCCTTCGAAAAAAACCGCATCGGCGATGTACCGCGTGATCAGCTGCCCGTTGACCGCCAGGTCGAAGGAAACCTGGCGCTCGAGCCTACTGATGTGGCCGAGCTTCTCTTTCAGCTTTAGCGCGCACCAGTCCGCGTATTCCTTTTTGCTGGCGAACCGCCCCTCCTCGGTCACCACCGGCTGCGCGCGGTATTTGTTTTTGTAGGCCTTTTTCATCGCAGCACCCGCGCGATTGCCGCAAACAGCCGGCCCATGACAAGGCCGTCGATGCGCGCATCGAGGCTGTAGCTTTTTAGATTGTAGCTGCGCGGTGGGGCGCCGCACTTCTGCAACGAGTGCATGATCGTCGTGTGATCGCGGCCGCCAAATATCTTGCCCAGACGCGGCAGGCTCAGCCACGGCCATCTTAGCGAAACCTCGTAGATTGCCTGGTCGCGCGCCCGCACGATGCGTTGCTCGCGCCGTT